AGTAATGGTAGGAAGTAACAATAGTCTTACTTCTTCTACTATACTTTCTTTAGACCCTGCTAATAATTACATTGGTATAAATCAACCAAATCCTGAAGTTACACTTCATATGTCGGGTGATGGTGCACAAACTGCTCAAATTAGAATGGAGCAGTATAACGATAGTTCAGATGCACCTGATATTAGAACAAGAAAAGCCAGAGGTACTTCAGCATCTCCTGCAAAAAATAATGCTGGTGATTTTATATACAGACAAAATTCTGAAAGATATAACGGTTCAGCATATACCACAGTAGGTCAATTTGCTGTCGATTCTACTGGGAGTGCTGATAGGTTTAGACTTACTTTAGCAGTTAGTGAAGATGGGAATACAATCGATGCTGCTGATGCACAATTCATGATAGACGGTAATAATGGGGGTGCTATCAAATTTAATGATTCTTATTATTTCCCAACCTCAGACGGAACAAACGGACAAGCACTAATCACAAATGGTAGTGGTGTTCTTTCTTTTGGAAATGCATCAACAGCATCTTATGCTTTAACAGCAGTAACAGCTTCCCACGCATTAACAGCAGTAACAGCTTCACACACAGCAGGTACAGCTTCAATAGCAAACAATGCAGTTACTGCATCAAATATCAACCATCTAACCCAAGATGTATCTATAACAGGTTCTACAGATATTTCTGGTTCTGTAACAGCACATAGTTTTAATATTAGTTCTAATGCTGTAGGAACCCCTTCAATATACTCTGATTCAAATATTAATTTAAGTGCATCTAATGCCGTAGTTATCACTTCATCTCCATTACGTTTAGCATCATTTACAAATGCTCAAACAGGTAGTATTACAGGTCAAGTTGGAGACATAATATATAATAGTGATACTGCTACTTATGATTTATATAGTGGATCTTGGCTTACTATTTTAAATGAAACCAGTACTGCTTCTATAGCTAATTTTGCTACTACTGCATCTCATGCTTTAAATGTCCCTGCAACATCTTCACATGCTTTAACAGCAGTTACAGCATCACATACTGCAGGAACAGCATCAATATCTAATAAATCAACTACTTCATCCTTTGCATCAACAGGTGATGGTATATTTAGTGGTTCTTTTAGTGGATCTTTTGATGGAGATGGATCTAATTTAACAGGTATAACAGTAGCAGAAACAACTTTAGCCTCAGCATCCTTTACTAGTGTATCATCTTATACAGCTTCCCATGCTTTAAATTCTACAGAATTAACTGTTACAGTATATAATTCAAATAATGAACAAATTCTTCCTAGCACAGTTAGAATATTAGATAGTTCTAATGTAGGTCTTGATTTTGGAGGAGCTACAATATCTGGTAAAGTAGTATTAGCAAAAGGTGGACACATTGTATCTGGTTCTATAAGTGTAGTTGAAGAAACAACAGTAACATCTAGTTTTACTTCTCAAACATCTATAACTTCATCTCATAACTTTGATAGTAAAAATATAAATGTAATAGTTTATGACAGTAATGACAACCAGATTATACCTAGTAATGTTAGAACCTTAGATGATGATAATGTTGGAATAGATTTTGCTCTTTCAACTACAGGTAGAGCAGTCATAACTAAAGGAGGACATTTAGTAAGTGGTACTCCAATTTCTGCTTCATTTGCAGAATCTTCATCTGTAACTGATTTAGCAACTACTGCTATTACAACTACAGGAACAGCTTCAGTAGCAAATACAGCTACAACTGCATCATATACTGCAGGAACAGCTTCAATAGCAGATACAGCAACTACAGCATCACATGTAGTAACTGCTTCATTTGCTGATACTTCTACAACTTCTTCATATGGTTTTAACATGACTGCATCTTCTATAAGAGTAGAAGGTACAGCATCAATTGTATATTTAGAATCAGTCTATGAAACTGCTTCAGTAATTTACTCAAGTGGTTCAACTAAATTTGGAGATGATACAAGTGATGTCCATGAAAGAACAGGATCTATAGATATTTCAGGATCCCTTACAGTAGAAGGTAATGCTAATTTAGTAACATCACAATCAATAAATAATAGAGATAGTTCTGGGTTAAGTTTCTGGGCAGGGTCACAAGCACAATATGATGCTTTAGGATCATATGATTCGAATACAATTTATTACGTAACATAATATTATGGCACCGTTATATTTAGGATCTACAGCCATATCAAAAGTATATAAAGGTAGTACTGAACTACCTCAAAATTATATAGGTGAATCCGGGATGCTATCAGCAGGCCCTGTATTCAGTGCTGTAGAATATTCCGGTAATTCTACAACTCAAACTATCACAGGCGTAGGATTTGAACCAGATATGATATGGATAATGGATAAAGGCGGTAGTGGAAGACAGTATTTTTTCTGGAGAACTTCTACAAGTAATAACTGGGAATGGATAAATTTTTATACTGACGAATCTATTCAGACAAGCACGTTAATAACTCCAAATTCAGATGGATGGAGTATGGGCTATAGTTTTGGTATAAATTATACCGGTTATAACTATGTAGCATATTGTTGGAAAATAAATGGCGGGTCTTATTCTTCTAATACCGATGGAGATATTACAAGTAATGTAACAGTTTCTACCGATGTAAATATTTCTGTCGTCCAATATACAGGTAATGGATCAGCAAGTCAAACAGTAGGCCATGGATTAGGTGCTACACCTGATTCTATATTTTTCTTTGAATACGGCACAGCAGATAAGATATTAGAAATACCTGCATACTCTCAAGCAGCAAGAACAAATGAAGAAGCAGATATGACTTCCCCTTATACAACTGCTGTAAATTCTAGTACCTTCACTTTAGATGCATCTAGGGCGACACAAACAGGTAACGATAGCGGTAGAAATTATGTGGCTATATGCTTAAAATCTAAATCAGGAGTTAGTTACATAGGAACTAGAACAGGTACTACATCAGGAGTAAATGTAGGTGGTACCTTAGACTTTGAACCAAAATTATACTGGACTAAATGTGTAGACTTGAATGCACGAAACGGTTCAACATATGATTACGATTGGCTACTCTATGATGACTACATAACAAACGGTGCTACAAGCCCATTCCAAACTAATGACGGTAATAGAAATGCTTCTAGATCTGATGTTAGCTTTAATGCTAGCACAGTAAATATCAGTACAGGAACAGGTACCTGGGCATCTGAACAAGGTTTACTTAACCATTACGGTAGTAAACATTGGGACATGATATTTGGAGTTTAAAATATTTATAATATATGAGAATTGATAATCCAAATATTACAGGTAGCTTAACTTATGGAGATGGTTCAATAGTAAGTGCTTCATTTTCTGAAACTGCTTCCTTTTATGGGGGTAGTGTTACAAGTGCTTCATTTTCTGAAACTGCTTCCTTTTATGGGGGTAGTGTTACAAGTGCTTCATTTTCTGAAACTGCTTCCTTTTATGGGGGTAGTGTTACAAGTGCTTCTCATGCTGAATCATCATCTATAACTTCCCATATTGAAAACTATAATACAACAAGTGGTAGTTTATCTTTCTGGCAAGGCTCACAAGCAGAATATAACGCTATATCAAACTCAGCTGATCCTAACACAGTATATTTTGTAAGGTAATGGGTGATTTTTACATAGGAAATAATTCACTAAAAGCATATATAGGTTCTACTCAAATAGAAAAAATATATACTGGACAAATTCTTACTTTTCAAAATGCAGTAGCTGACCCAACTATTGCTTTAGTAAGTAAAACAGATTCTAGTATTTCATTTACAGTAACTAATAACCATTCTTCTACTGCTACAATATATTATGATGAAGGAGTAAACCCAGAAGCGGGTAATGGAAGTGATTCAGTATCATTAGCAGCAGGAGCTACAAGTACAACTTTAACTATAAGTGGATTATCATCTGGTGTAAATTATAATATATATGCAAGAGGATTTATTACTGGAGTTACTCCCTCTAATATAGTAAGTTTAAATGAAACTACTGCAGCATGGACCCAACTTGGTTCTGAATATGATAAGAGTAGTAGTTCATCGATAAGAGGTACTTATGATGGATCAACATGGTTTATGCCTACATTTAACAACTCTAGTGTTTATGCCTCTAAATGGAGATTAGCATGTACATCAGATAGTGGGGCATGGTCAAATGAATATTGGACTAGATTACTTGTAGAAGATTATAGTGGAACAAGTTATACTGACACATCTATAGTATCATATGCAGGATATATTACTACTTATATTAATGCACCTGGTAATGCTTTTGGTAATAATAGTAATACTGCAGCATCTTCGAGTGGTAGCAGTCACATAGGCTCATCTATTACACTTACATTTGGGTCTTCAGTAAGATTAAATAAACTTTGGATTAGAACAGGATATACTAAAATAAGTGGGATGACATTATATTATTTATCATAATGGGATATTTTGCAAACATATCAGGTAGTTTAGTAGTAGAACATTTTACAGGTGATACCATCCCAACTTCATCTGGAAATTGGATAAGCCATTCATTTTCTCATGTATATGAAGGGTTTACTTATGATAGTAGTTCTCAAGTGTTTTATCCACCCCAATTATATCCTAGCTGGACATTAGATAAAGATACTCAAATGTGGGAACCTCCAATACCTGAACCAACAAGATCAGGAGATGAATTATATTATTGGAATGAAAATAATCAAACTTGGGTATCGTCTTCTATATAAATTAAATATTTATTAACGATAAAAATATAACCCCTAAATAAAAAAACAAAAAAATTATGATATCGTACGGAATTACACTTGAAGCAGGTACTTTAGAAATGGCAGATGGTACAACTTCAACACTTTCAGGGTCATTTACTGGATCATTTTCAGGTAGTGCTGTTGATGCTTTTTATGCATCTGGTGCTTTTAGTGGATCCTTTGAAGGTGATGGATCTGGTTTAACTGGAGTTGCTCCTATTGCTGGTACAAATATTGATGTAACAGGAACTACTGTAAATTTAGCATCCTCAATAACAGGATTAACTAGAGTTGAAGCAACAACAGGTAGTTTTGTACTTCAATTATTTGAATCTTCATCAACTATTATCCACTCTGGATCTAATGTATTTGGAGATGAAGAAACAGATAACCAACAATTTACAGGCTCAATCCTTCAAACAGGTAGTATGACTACTACAGGAAATGTAAATGCTAATGAAGTATCAGGAAGTGGGACTGGTAGATTCCTTAGTTTAGGAATTAATACTGCTCCTTCAGGGGTTGCTGGAGCAATTTTAGCTACTAATGATGTTGTAGCATTCGCTTCTTCAGATGAAAGATTAAAGGAAAATTTAGAACCAATTGGAAGTGCAGTTGAAAAAGTAGAACAAATGACAGGTTATACTTATAATTGGATTCCTATGGAAGGTGTACACGTTTATGGTGATATGAAAGATGTAGGTGTAGTTGCACAAGAAGTAGAAAAAGTATTACCTGAATTAGTATCAGATAGAGAAAATGGATATAAAGCAGTTAAATATGATAAATTAACAGCTGTATTAATTCAAGCAGTAAAAGAATTATCTGAAAGAGTAAAAGTATTAGAAAACAAATAAAAATAAAATACAATGGCATTAACCGGAACTTGGAACCAAATTATAAAATCAGATTCAGAAACAACTGAAACGATATCAATAGTATACCCATCTGATCTTCCTATGGATGATCCAAATTATGATAAGAGAGGAACTACTGTAGAAGAGGAAATTCCTTTGATAGCTACAAGCATCCAAGCTTATGAAAATGTGTATGTTTTAATTAGAAATTTAAGAGTAACAAATACATTTGATGAATCAACAACTCCTCCTACAAAAATACACACTGGTAACTTAACTATAGGTGTGTATGCTTCGGAAGATGATAGAAATAACGATATAAACAATCCTATGATTAGTGAAGAAGTTCGAATATCTTTTGAATTAGATTGTGAAAATCATTATGAAAGAGCATATCAACTTCTAAAACAACAAGAAGGATATGAAAGTTTAATCGACGCTTAATAATTTTTAAAAATAAATAACAATGGCAGTACCATCTAGTGGCCAGCTCAGATTAAGAGCTGATATATATACAGAAGTTTATAGTACCCCAAATTCAGGGAACAATATTAGTTTACATTCATCTGCAATTACTGCAGAATTTACTTCACCAGATGCTATGAGTGAATTTTATGGATACAGTGCTGTAGTTGCCCCTACTGTATCAACTGTATCAGCAACTAGTATTGGTAACTATTCTTTTACAGCTAGAGGTAGCTGTTCAGCAGTAGCAGGTGGTGTTGATTCTAGAGGATTTAAATATACTGCCGGTAACCAATCAGCATCATGGTTAGCATCAAATGGTTCAACTAAAACAGCAGGTAGTGGTACTGGAAGTTTTAGTGCAAGTATTACAGGATTAAACCATACAACCCAACATTCTTATATTGCTTATGCAGGTAATGCAGCAGGTACAACATATGCTACTAACAGATTATATGCTACTACAACTACACCATTACAACCACCAACTATTAATAGTGTAGATGGAGTTAGTGGTCAATATTGTTTTACACAAGTAGGTGGAACTTATACTGATTTTGGTTTTCCCCAAATTTTTGGAGCTAGTGTTACTGCAACTGCTAGATATGGAGGTAGTTTATCTTACTATTGGGCTTCATTTGGAGGAACACAACTTACAAGTGGTCAAGGAACTAGAAATGCTAATTTTAGGTACAATAGCTATAACCAAGGATTTACAGTATATGTAAGTGAATCAGGTGGTTCAACAGCATCATCAACAAGAACCTTAGGTGGAACAGGATGTAAGAATTTTTATATGTATATCTCTACTAGTGCTCCTAATATTGATCAAAGTAGAGCATTATATGTTTGGGGTAATCCAGCAATTTTTGGTCAAATTTATACTCAAAACTCCTTTTCTTTTGGACCTTTTATAAACTCTAACTGTCCACATGGAGGATTTACAAGTAATAGTGATTTAAATATTAATGTATCTAATGGAACTATGCAAGTATCTTGGACAAATGGAACAGGAGATGACTGGGACTTTGCATTTAATGTTAATTCAGGTTTTTCACCAACTTCAAATAATAGTACTACAATTTATGTAGGTGGTCCTGGTACTTCATGTTAAAATTAAATACATAACATTAAAGAAAGAGAACATTTGTTCTCTTTTTTTATTTTCGTATATATTTTAAATATTTATATTAAATAAAACGTTATGGCAATACAACAAACAAAGGTAACAGAGGAAGAACTGAAAGAATTAGAAAGCTTTCAACAAAATATTAGTGTTATAACCTACCAATTAGGTCAACTAACATTAAAAAAATTAAATTTAAAAAAAGAAGAAGAAATTGTAAATGCACAATATGAACAACTTCTTTTACAAGAAAAAGAAATAGGAGATAAATTACAAGAAAAGTATGGTACTGCACAAATTGATTTAAAAACAGGTGAAATTACTACTACTAAATAATATTCTTAAAAATTTCCTATATATTTATTATTGATAAAATAACAATATAAAAATGGCTGAAACATTATTATCCCCTGGAGTACTAACTCGTGAGAACGATCAATCATTAGTTACTGAAGGACCAATCACAGCAGGTGCTGCTATTTTAGGACCAACTGTTAAAGGGCCTGTCAACGTACCAACATTAGTTACTTCATATAGTGACTACAAAAATAAATTTGGTGGTTCATTTACGAGTGCAAGTATAAAATATGAATATTTAACATCAATTGCTGCAAATAATTACTTCCAACAAGGAGGTGAAACTATGCTTGTAACAAGAATTGCATCAGGTAGTTTTACTCCAGCAACTGCGAATGTTAGAGCATTAATGCATGCTGATTCTGCATCATTTACCTTAGAAACCTTATCAGAAGGTGAAATCATGAATAACTCAGGTAGTGTATCTACAAGTGGTTCATTAGTAAGTGGTTCAAGCGATAATGTACGTTGGGAAATTGCAAATATTGATTCAGGAAGTGGTACATTTAATCTATTAATCCGTAGAGGAAATGATAATTCTAGAACTAAAACAATATTAGAGTCTTGGTCTGATTTATCATTAGATCCAAATTCAGCAAATTATATTGAACAAGTAATTGGTAATCAAACTAAGAACTTTTCTACTGATGGTGATGGGAATAGATTTATTCAAACTACAGGATCTTATGTTAATAACAGTCGTTACGTAAGAGTATCTTCAGTAGGTTTACCAACATTAAATTATTTAGATAACGAGGGGAATTTTAAAGCAGAATATACTTCATCTTTACCTCAAGTAGGAAGTGGATCTTTAGAAGGAGCTTTTGCAAATGCAGAAGGTTCAATATATGGTGGTGGAGCCAATGGAAATGATAGATTAAGAATGTTTGAAGAAATTAATGTTTCTTCAATTCAAGGTTTACAAGCTGCTCAATATACTGCTTCTTTAGCATTATTACAAAATTCTGATGAATATAATTTTGAAATATTAACTATCCCAGGAGTAACAATTCAAAATGGTGCAACTGCTATATCAACTGCAATAGATACAGTTACTAATAGAGGAGATGCAATAGCTGTTGTAGATACAAGAAACTATGGATCTACCCTAAACCAAGTAGTTACTTCAGCTACAACACAAGATTCAAGTTATGCTGCAACATACTGGCCTTGGGTTCAAGTATTGTCAAATGAAACAAATAAATTAGTTTGGGTTCCTGCTTCAACAGTAATACCAGGAGTTTATGCTACAAATGATAGATTAGGTGCTGAATGGTTTGCTCCAGCAGGATTTAATAGAGGTGGTGTAGGTGGTGTAACACAAACTGAAAGAAAGTTATCTCCTACAGATAGAGATAAACTATATTTAGGAAAAATAAACCCAATCGCTACATTCCCAGGACAAGGACCTGTAATATTTGGTCAGAAAACATTACAAACTAAAGCTACATCATTAGATAGAGTAAATGTTAGAAGATTATTAATTGAATTAAAAAGAGTAATCGGTAATGTTGGGAATACATTATTATTTGAGCAAAATACTGCTGCTACACGAAATAGATTCTTGAACCAAGTAAACCCATACTTAGAATCAGTTCAACAAAGACAAGGATTGTATGCTTATAGAGTAGTAATGGATGACACAAACAATACAGCTGACGTAATTGACAGAAATCAAATGGTAGGACAAATATTTGTGCAACCAACAAGAACAGCTGAATATATTGTATTAGACTTTAATATAACACCTACGGGAGTTGAATTCTAAAAAATTAAAAAGGCAATATTTATAATAAACATAAAATAAAATGGCAGTATTAGACCCTAACGAAATAATGTTCACCGCTTTTGAACCAAAAGTTCAAAATAGATTTATACTTTACGTTGATGGCATCCCAGCATATTTAATTAAAAATGCTACAGCACCAGGATTCGAAGCAGGTGAAATCATCCTTGATCATATTAACGTATATAGAAAAGTTAAAGGTAAAGTCAGATGGAATGACATGACCTTAGGTTTATATGATCCTGTAACACCATCTGGAGCTCAAGCAATAATGGAATGGGCTAGATTAGCACACGAAAGTGTAACTGGTAGAGATGGATACTCAGATTTCTATAAAAAAGA